ATTCATAGCGCCGGCAGGGTAGTAGCCAAGAAATAGGATATAAATAATAACATGAGTACAGAAAACCTATCAGACTACAACGTAACAGGGCAAGTATCTGCTATCGTATCGAGACGAAAGCAGTATACTGACTTGGACTTATCATTAATACCACACCCGAACAAGAAGGATATTATCCCTCTGACGGACGTTGATGCTGTTAGAAATGCTGTAAAGAACTTGGTATTAACTTCTCCATATGAGCGCCCGTTCCAACCAGAATTAGGTTCTAAGATCAAATCATTATTGTTTGAACTTGCAGATCCAAACACCGAATTCTTATTGACAACTTATATTAAGGACGTCATCAAAAACTACGAGCCGAGGGTTAATCAGGTATACGTTAATGTAGAAGATGACTCTGATAATAACGCATACTATATCACAATTTCATTTAATGTAATCAGTGTCAATAGCACGACTGATATCAAACTATACTTAGAGAGAATTCGATAATGGCAGTCAATCTAAACGTCACGGAATTAGATTTTGATCTAATCAAAGAGAATATCAAAAGTTATCTGAGATCTCAGAATACTTATAACGACTATGACTTTGAAGGTTCTGGCATGAATATTCTGCTAGACATCCTTGCTTATAATACACACTACAATGCTATGACTGCACACATGGCGTTGAACGAAGCGTTCCTGGACTCTGCTCAAATTCGTGGTAACGTCGTATCTCATGCAAAATTACTTGGATATGTTCCACGTTCTACAAATTCTCCGACCGCATACATTAATATCACTGTAAATAATCCAATTGGTTCTCCAGTCCCATCAACGTTAACTTTAGAACGTGGAACTAAGTTTGTGACGGTAGTGGATGGTGAAGAGTATCCCTTTGTCGTGGTAGACTCATCTACTGCGACATACAATATCGCTCAAAATAAATTCATCTTCGAAAACATTGCGATCAAACAGGGAACATTCAAAACTATAAGATATCGTATTGACGATTATATCGAGAACCAACGATTCGTTATTCCTGATGAAGATGTTGACGTTTCGACACTGCGTGTTCGAATTAAAGATAATGATAATTCTAGTAACTATACAATTTTCACTAGATTTAGCACACTGATCAACGTTAATACTGAAAGTAAAATTTACTTCCTACAAGAAAATAGTAATGCAAGATATGAAGTATATTTCGGTGATGGTATTATCGGAACTAGACCACAGTCTGATAACATCGTCGAACTCGAATATGTTTATACGTCTGGTGCTTCATCTAATGGAGCTAGAACATTCGACGTAGTAGGAGAAATTGGTGGTAACTCAGATATATCTCTTGAGGTCGTTTCTGCTGCTTCCGGTGGTTCTGATCGTGAATCTATCGAATCTATTCGCTTTAACTCACCTCTAACGTATATCACACAAAACCGTGCAGTAACTGCTGACGACTATAAAGCGATTATCCTGCGTGAGTATGGAGATATTGATGCTATCTCTGTTTGGGGTGGTGAAGATAACTTTCCACCAGACTACGGTAAAGTTTACATTTCCATTAAACCGAAAACTGCTGCTACATTAAATGCAGTCGATAAAGCATTCATCGTCGATAACATTCTAAAAGGTAAGAACGTCGTTTCTATTACTCCTACGATGGTTGATCCAGAGTACACATACATTGCATTAGAAATCTTCTTCAAGTATAACCCTAACTTGACAGATCGTAAGATCGCCGAACTGAACTATCTATTAACTCAGACTGTATCTGCATACAATGATGACGAACTAAAAAGATTTGATGGTGTGTTTAGATATTCAAAGTTCTTGCGTTCATTAGATTCTGCTGATCCATCTATTCTTAACTCATTTGCTCGTGTGTATATGTTCAAGGAAATCACTCCTTCTAACACACAATTAAATTACTACGACTTGACATTCGCATCTCCGATCTATGTAACTAGTTCGGATGAATCGGTTATGAGTTCTACTCCATTCTTGCTGAATGGTATTACTCACTTCTTTGCGGATACTCCAATAGAGGGTTCTAACGACAGAAAGATTATCATCTATAAGGTCGTGAACGGTAATCGCTCAATTGTCAATGCTAATGCGGGAACTATATACGCTACGAATGGTCGTGTGGTTATTAATGGATTTAAACCAGATACAACAGATACAATTAGAATCACATTCTTACCGAACTCTAACGACCTAGCTCCAAAGCGCAATCAGTTGTTAGAAATCTCTATGACAAATGTGTTGATCACTGGTGAAGTTGATACTATCGCAGTTTCTGGTTCTTCTGGAACTGTTAACTATCAGACAACTCCACGTCACAAATAATAGGTAGAACTGCATGGCATCAATAGAATCAACTGCTAGTTCAAAGCGAAAGACGAAGGAGGTCGTAAAAGTCGAGTCTCTCCTTCCTCAAGATATTAGAGAGAATTCTGAGAGACTGATTAAACTCTTAGAAGACTACTATCGTTTCATGAACAAGGGTTATAATCCTTCATATGAATTAAGTCATATCTCAGAAGAACGTGACATTGATACCGCAGAACATTACCTTGATCAGATTCAGAAAGAAATTGCAGCATCTGTTCCACGTAGTATCACGACAGATCGTGTTAAACTATATAAAAACTTAGTTAAGTATTATAACATTCGTGGTTCTACAGACTCTATTGAAACGTTCTTTAAGATTTTCTTGAACGATAACGTTGAAGTATATTATCCTAAGAATGACATGTTGATTCCATCTGACGGTAAGTGGGATAAGGATGCTCAACGATATTTAACTAACGACGGTTTCCTTTCAGATAAGAAGAAACTGCAAGACTCGTATTTCTACCAGAAGTTCTCATACGTTATTCGAACTGGATCAAACGTTGAAGAATGGCGTGATGTGTTTAACAAGTTAGTTCACCCATCAGGATTTATTTTCTTCGGCGAAATCTTCTTATTCATTCTTGGGTTGAACGATAAGTCTAAAATGCCATTGTTCCAGCCAGGATTAATCTCTACAGAAGATCTGCCAGTTATTGTTCAGATGTTCGCCAATTCTCGACCAGTTTCTGTTGCAGAATTCTTCTTCCAATTGTTGTTGGTATTCTACGCAATCGGTGAATATAAGAGACGTAAGCAAGAACTATTTTCAGACCTTCTTAAATTCTACGACGAGACTCCGATTGGAGATTATGGAAATTTCAGTATCCAAGAGGGTATAAATAAAACAATAGATAGAAGTAACGTCGGAGTTTCTATCACACAAGCACCGTATTAAAGGAATAATTTAAAATGACAGCAATCGTAACAACTCAGTTTCGTGTCGTAAACGCAGAAAACTTCAAGCGTGACGTCGTAGACCCTGACAATAGCGTATATGTGTTTATCGGCAAATCAGATGCCTGGTCAGACTCAATTGCAGTGACTGTAGACTCTGACCCTCCACCACCAGTCGATAATCTTAGAGACTCTTCCGAGACTTACAAGAATTTAATTGCAAGTAAATTGATCACCGCTAACGACGTTGTTCACGTTGTTCCTAGATACGATTGGACTTCAGGAAACGCATACGTTGCTTATGACGACACCGACGAAGAATTAACTCTTAAACAATTCTACGTAATCACCGACGAACGTAAGGTATTTAAGTGTATTAAAGTTGGTCCAGGCGCATCAACGGTTAAACCTTCTGCTGCTCAAGTTGCGCCATTCCAACTTGGTGATGGTTATGTGTGGAAATACATGTATACTCTTGCTATTCTTGATGCAGAAAAGTTCCTGACTAACTTCTATATCCCAGTTAAGACAATTGTCTACACAGGATCGGATCCACAGACTGATCTGTCAGAAGCAGATTATGCCCAATGGTTGAACCAAAATCAATCTACTACCGACTTGAAAGGTAAGATCTATAATATTAAGATTGATGCTGGTGGTTCCGGATACACATCTGCGCCCTTAGTAACTATCAACGGCGATGGTTCTGGTGCTACTGCGACTGCTACTATCAGCGGTGGTGCTGTTACCGCTATCACTATCACCAATAATGGAACAAACTATAATATCGCAACTGTTTCATTTAGTGGTGGTGGTGGAATTGGTGCTGCAGCTCACGCTGTGATGTCTCCTTACAACGGACATGGTTCAAACCCAATCCGTGAACTAGGCGCATACTACATCGGTGTTAACGTTCGTTTGGAGTATGATGATGGATCCGGTGACTTTATCGTCAACAATGATTTCCGTCAGATCGGTCTGTTGAAGAATCCATTGAACGTTGGTGGAAGCGCTATATCAACAGCAACAACATTCAGTGGTCTGAAATATCTACAATTGTCGACCGGAACTGGTTTCACTGCTGGTGATTACATCACTGGTGCTACTTCTACTGCCGTAGCGTATATTGATGATTGGGATCCTACTACTCTAGTATTGAAG